TTGCAGCCATGTCGCGGTCTTCTGTAGCACTCGGTCTAGTGAGCCATTGTGCCAGAGCCTTTTTTTGAGCTTCTGGTGCTGTTTCTTTCAAAATGTGAGTAACGCTGTGGAATACACCACCTTGGTCATCCCGGTAAACGCGATGAGGACCAGAATCATCACGTACCAGCTGCCATGTGTTTAGCTGTGCAAGGCGGTCATTAGTGCTCACGGCTGTTCCTCACAAAAAATACCGCACTCATACTGTAAAGTTTTCATTGGTCTACCTTTTGCGTTAGGGTCTAATTCATCTAAAAACAAACGTTTGTTCTTTACACGTACCAGTCGAGCACCTATCTCTCTGCTTTGAATGGCTCTTTGTTGAAATATATCTGGGTGCTGTTTTCTTACATGATTCCAATATGTAGGTGAGGTTGCTTTTACGCAACCTATGCAGTTTGCATTTGGGTAACCTAGTTCATATATTCTAGGTAAATGTATACCCTCTCTACGCAAAACATCAAAACACATTGCCTTTGTAGTGTTAGAGTCAATTAAAACGGGTAAAACGTTACTTCGTTCGCTCTCTACAAAACGCTTGTAACGAGTGACTTCATCTGCGGTAAAACCTAAAACGTGCCAGTCAGGTCTGTTTTCTTTTTCCCATTCTTGTCTAGCATGTTTTTTAAGTTCAATAGTACAAGGAGCCCCTAGTGGGCCTGACATGAATCGTCTATCGTTCCAAACCTTGACCGCAGACGCTTCTGGGTATTTAGAGTTTTTGGCTATCTCAATAGACATTCCAAGCCATTGCTCTACGTCTTTCAAAAAACGCCTGTTGTCATCGTCCTCCTCAAGTACAGGATTATTGATTATTCGTACTTGATGGGAAGAACCGTAACGTTCCAGGGTTTGCTTAGCTGCTACCGCACTGGCAGCACCGCAGGAAAACCACACAGCTATCATCGGCGTTTTTAGTCTTTCCTGTGTTTGGCTAGCCATGCGTTTATAAGCTGATTTTCCTTTGGGACTATTAAGTGATATGAACTAACCCAACCAACCTTATCGCCGACCGTGATACGTACCATCGAGTCAGGCTCGGTGTCAATTTGTGTCTCCGGCAGCTTGATTGAGTCCCGTGTACAAGCTGTGGTAGGGGTGCTTAGGGTCGTCTCGTCCATCGTCCATATACATACGTTCCAGCCTATTCTGCCGTTCTCGTTGTGCTTGTACTTGCTCCCTAGTGGTCATAAAATACTCTTTCCCATATCTACTATAGCCACAAAAAAACCCCGTGCCATAGGAACACGGGGCTCTATTAAGTGCTAGGCAGCTTCCTTGAATGGGTTACCGCCAGCAATCAGCCTGGTGATGTCAAAACCAGCCTTTAATGCTGCGTCCCACGCCTTATCCAGCACCGCTTGGCTGGACTTACGAGGTACAGGCCGTAGCGTGTACTCCGTGTTCAGTCCTGAGCCTTCCTTGCTCAAAACAAAGTCCCACTCCATCAGATTTTCGTATTCTGGCATTTGGGACAGGCTGTCGAACTCCTTAATGATCGACTTCTGGGTGATGCTTAGAACCTGAATGGTCTTTGTGTCGTGGCTGTAGCAGGGCACAGCAATCGCGAATTTGACAGCCTCCGGTCCAGTGCCTTCACGGTTCATCCGGCGTGAATAGCCAGGCCCCATTTCTTGCTCAACATCAGCAGGTGATGGATCGTCAAGAAACCTGAATGGCCTGACACTGCCGTCTGTAGCTTCGCCCCAGCACTCGTAAAATTCCAGTGGCTCTTCGGCCAGCAACGCAAAACGAACCTGGCTGCCTGCCTGGATCTTGCTGGGGTTCAAATAACCCCCGCCTGCGCCGCCTGCAACGGCCTCTTTGTTCTTTAGGAAACCCATTTGATGGCTTTAGCTGTGGGCTAGAACTGCCCGGTGCTTGGCAATAGTAGCACACTGATGAGGGTGGACAGCTTCGCTACAATGAAAAACGCCCCAGAGTTGGTCAGACTCTAGGGCGCATAACTGTGCAACCCTGTAGGAGTTTAGCAAATGAATCTGCTGTCGTTTGTTCGGTCGTTGCCGAACCATTGGGCAACAGCGCCTATCTACAAAAAAGGCGTTCCACTGCCGAAAGGCGGTGAAGCCTGCGGCAAAAATCCCCTTGGTAGGGCGCACCACGACAAGCTGAGCCCCGAAGCCACGGCAATGGTTATTGAGCGTGAACGTGAAACGTTCCAGGCTGTCGGTGTTTTCACAGGACCACGCTCTGAAGGGCTGGTGATCCTCGACGTTGATGCCAACCTCGGCGCTGTTGAGGCCAAGTGGGGCAAAGACCTAGCCGCAGCTCCGCGCATTACGTCGCCCAAGAAAGCGGCTGCAAAATTTCTGTTCACCGTTCCGCGCGAACTTTGGACTGAGGTATCGGACATCAGCCTCGCTGCTAGCGGTGAAGGCTGGGAAGTTCTGTGGGGCCGCCAAGGGCTTCTAAACGGTGCCTACCCCGCTGGTGGTACATACACCTTTGAAGGTGACCTAAACGCTGTTCCAGAGGCTCCTGGGTGGCTCCTAGAGCGTATGAAGCAATCGTTCAAGGCTAAGAACGACAAAAAGGTCGGTAAGTCCCTCCGTGATGGCCGCTGGTCAATGCGTTCCACCGAGGAACTAACTGTCATTGCTCAGTCCTGTTTGTCTGTTATTCAGCCACAAGGCCGGGGCTCTGAACAGCTTTGGTGGGAGATCGGTGCCATGCTCCACTCCGAACTACCTAGTGATACAGGTCTCAACCTGTGGCGTGAATGGTCGCTCCAGGATTCTGAATACGAAGATGACTGGGCTGATGGCAAAGACCCCTGCCAAAGCCGCTGGGATGCTGGTTTTAAACAAGGTGGTCTGGGCTTTGGGAGCCTTATCCGGCTAGCTGATCATTACGACCCAGAACGGGCAAGGTTCACCCGTGATGGCTGCGGCTCAGTTGTTGATGAAGTTGAAGCCAAGCCCGTTATTTGGCAACGTGAGCGGCCTTCGTTTGAAGAAGTAATTCAAAAGGCTCGGTCCTATCTGGAGCTGGATAACCCCGCTGAAATGCACTACAAGCTCAACAGCTTGGCCCTGGATGCTGGTTACCGGGACCAATTTGCACTCGAAAAACTAATCGTTGACCAGATTCAGTTTGAAGGCGCTAAGGGGTTAATGGATGTGGCTGCGCTCCAAGACATAGAAGGTCAGCGTGAATACCTGATCCCTGATGTGCTTCCGCACCCTTCCGTTGCCCTGATCTATGGCGCTGGTGGTGACGGCAAATCTATGTTTGCGTGGACCCTGGCAAAGCACATCAGTAGTGGCGAACCCTTTGTGGTCCGGGGGAAGCACGTTCCAGTCCAGCAAGGCCCTGTGCTGCTTCTGAATGGTGACCAGCCGCTCCTTCAGCTCAAAGAGCAGCTGGAAGAAGTTGATTACCCGTTGGACTCCAACACCAAGGTGCTTACCGATTGGTCGCTCCAGCGTTATGCCCAATTCATCAAGCTGATGGAAAAGGTCCAGCCAAAGCTCGTTGTTATTGACTCGCTAATCGGCTGCTCTGGTGGTAGGGCATTCGATGAAAACAAAAGTGACTTTGCAACGCCCTTGTATTGGTTGACCCGGAATAACGGGGTGCTATTTCCAGCGACAACCATCCTGATCATCCACCACGCCAACAAGCAGGGCGGTTTCCGTGGCACCTCTGCCATTCGGGATGCTGTGGATACCACACTTTCACTGCGTAAGCCCAGCAAGGAAGAAGTTGAAAAAGGTTCCGTTCCAGGGCACAGCCGAATCGTCACGATTGAAAAGTCACGGTTTGGTCGTTCTGGTACGGCGCTCATCATGCGCCAGGAGGACGACCTGAGCTTCTCCGTGGCTGATTTCACCCCAGAGGTCGATGACAGCAATACATCGCCTTCCAGCGTCACTGACAAGGTGCTCCAGCGGCTTCGTGTTGGTTACCCCCGCGCCTTTTCCAATACAGACCTCAATTCCGATCCAGTGGTGGGTGGAAAAACGGCTGCTATCCAGAAGTCGCTCCAACGGCTTGTAAAGCGCGGCTTAATTGTTGAAGTTCCAGGGGTTGGTAGGTACGGAAAAAAGTCGTACCAGGCTGTTCTCGCGTGTGGAGAGGTTGCATATGTGTGTCCACCCAAGAAGAAGCCTTCCAGTGGAACGGATCTCAGGGTGGACAGCACCTCAGAAAAAGAAGAAGTGTCCACCCTAGATTTAGGTGCGGATGCCGAGACTGGACACATTGCCGCTGATTTAGGGGGGTGTCCACCCTCAGAAGCCAGTGGTGGTGCGGGTTCTGCCCATACTGGACACTCAGGGCAATATCCCCGCGCGAAGGAGATGGACCGTACCAAGGAGGAATCAGACGCCCTGATGGACTCGGCCTGGAACAAGTGGTCCGACTGATCTAGGTTTGTCTGTGTAGTATGTGAGGGCGTTACCCGCCTTCACATGCTGTCACAAGAAACCGAAGTCAGTTTTAGAGTGGGTAAGTATTCAGACAGTTTGCCTGTTGAAGTTCGTGTAACTTTTGCCGCTGCTGATAGCAAAAAACGTCCATATATTGAAGGTGCAATTGTTAATCCTTCAGAAAAAATATACGACCGTTTAAATAATGCGGCCACCAGTATGCGCTGCTACTGCAACAGCGATATGTCTATCGAACAGCAACAAGAAATCATCGCCAGTATTGAGCCTGGCACTATTGTTAGGGTGCTTGCTCAGCAGCCCTCTACAAAGTATGACAACAAGGCTTTTGGTACGCTTATAAGGTCTTTCAACATTTTTAAGTCGGAAAATAAAAAATTAGAGTTACTTAAGACCGGACCAACACAAAAACAAACCTTTACCGTGAGCAACATGCCTTCTGATTTGGTGGAGCGTATGGATGCAAAATTGGATGATATAGATGTGAAAAGGACGTACTTTTTGAAGAAATTGATAAATAAATTCTTGGCTGGTGACTTTGACGCCGATTTCGTGTAGGATCTCAGCGGTTCATTACCCTACTACTAATCAAGATCATGCCTACATTTGATGTGCCCGAAAAAGTGCTTGTTGCTTCCGAGAACATTCTGCTTAGGGATTTGCTGGAGTCGCCAACTTTTTGTTATTGGGCAATCAGTGCTATATCCAATGGTCTTCAGGCTGGACGGTGCAATTGCGAGGAACTGAACGAAGATGAAGAATTTTTACAGTTCAAGGTGTCAAAAATTTTTAATGCCATTCCTGTGGAAACAAAACGGGCTTGTTACAAAGAGACTGCAACGCAGGTAAACAACAACAAAAACGCCCGTGCTGAAACTGCACAACGCTTATCGCAGTGCAGGGTCATCGGGTAACCAGCCTTTTTTGATTAAACCTGCTACCACTTCTTGTTGCGTTAAGTAAAGGCGAAAGAACTTGCAGGCCAGCTCCTGCAGTTCTTTCGTGTCTTCGCAGCTTGAGACTTGACGGGCGTACCGTTCGTAGATAAATTCGCGGTTTGGGTCCACTGTAAAAATGCTAACTACTACTACATTATGCTTAGTGATTGGCTCTTAATTCAGACTGGTGTTAAGTGCTGCGGTCCAATGCAAGAGTGGGCTACCATCACGTACTACGAACTCAAGGGGCCGACGCCTTATTTGGCGATTGTGCGGTATATGGCGTATGGAACGGACCTACTGCCAATCAGTGTTTATGAAGATTTGTACCACGACACGCCTGAAGACTTCTGCCGCTTGGAGCGGGACATAGACATTGCCCTTAATTCTGGTATTGATGCCAGCGTCCTGAGCACCTACGCACATGAATTTTTTCCTGGCATCACGGCACACCTCACATAATGTGCTACTGTAAGCAAGTCGTTCGGAGCCCAACCATGGCCCACGCCCAGCTAATTAGCTACAGCTACACCAAAGGTTCAGACCTTCTGCATGTCCAAGCCATTGTGGATGACGCTGTGCAAGTCTTACCTGCAACACACCTAGACCCACCTGAGTTTGACTCTGCCCACTGCCAGGCATTCATTCTTTGGGACGAACCACTAGATCACAAAAACGCGCCAACGAAGGAGCAGGTGCTACGCATGTTGCCCTGGATCACCGATTGGTGCGTTATTCCCCCAATTACTTTTGACGATGACTGACCAACACCCACTGACTGACGCAATCTGCAAAGAACTTGCAGACACTGAAGATCGTCCATTCACTGATATTGAGATGGATAACATGCGTGCCGCTTACGACAAAGGCGCTGAAGACAGGTTGGAGCAGATCACTGAGTGGTTGCGCAAAAATCTACCCCAGACCTTGTACTTGGAACCAATTGGATACATCGAATATAAGAAAGAAGACAGATTACGTTTAATTGATGACCTCAAGAAAGCAATGCGTCCAGCAACAACAACAACACAGGAGGACAACTGATGGAAAAAACCTTTATATTGACATTAATGGCGCTCATTATGGTATCCATTTCTGTGGCTTGGATGGCAGCGAGAGTCTTTGGTACTCTAGTCATGCAAACCTCTTACGAATTAGGTCGTGATGCCCAGTTGAAGCAAGTAATGGAATGGTTAAAAACTAATACTGAAGATTACGTATTAGAAGATTATTACAGCACTTATTTTCTTATCGAATCTTTTCTTGATGACTTCAAGAAAGCAATGCGCCCAGCAACAACCCAAGAGGAAAACTAATGCTTACTAGAAACTTTGAACGGCTTAAATCCGAAGTAGCAGATCACGTTAAAGCTGATCGCGTTGTGCAAGGCTCCTACGAAACCTGTTTTATTGGTTGTCTCGCCAACGGCCACGACGACACTGAATTTATCCAGAACCAATATGGCATCCCGTTTATGGTCACCCGGATTGCCGAATCGATCTTTGAAGGGTTACCTGCAGATGAAGCGATTCGGTTCTTTGCTGCAATTCCTCAGGCTATTGGCTCTAATAACAAAGATCTGACCTTCGTCGGCTGGAAGTTCCTTGCCGAAGAACTGCGAGCGTTGCCGCCCGTATCTGATGATACTCAAGCCGTTATTAACTCAGTCATTGAGGGGATGGATTTGTTGGCAGAAGGCAAAGAGTGGACTGACGCCGCCCGCGCTGCCTCCGATGTCTCCGCCGCCGTCACCCGCGCAGCCGTCGTCGATGCCACCTACGTCACCTACGCCGCCACCCGCGCCGCCACCTACGCCGCCACCGCAACCTACGCCACCGCCGTAACCGCCGTAACCGCCGCAGCCGTCGTCGATGCCACCTATGACGCCGTAGTTGCCGCCCGCCTCCGTCAGCGCGACACTCTGCTGAGGCTGATTTCTGAAGCTCCCATTACACAGGAAGACTCATGATGACTGATTCTGTCAACTTTCCCGCGCACTACCAAAGCGCAAACGGCGTCGAATGTATTGAGGCAATCAAAGCCGCAATGACATTCGATGAGTTTATCGGCTATCTGCGCGGCAATTGCATCAAGTACCTCTGGCGGTATCGCCAGAAAAATGGTGTTGAAGACCTTCGCAAAGCCAGATGGTACTTATGCCGCTTGATTTTGGAACTTGAAACCAGTCCTTATGACGATCCTCTTGCATGAATTGCCCAGACTGCAATCGGTCACCACAAAAAGGTGACCGCTGGGTCACTCAAACTAAACCTCGTTTTGAAGCAAGCGTGGTTAGAGGCCGCAAATGCCCGGCCTGTGGTTACAAATGGTTTACAGCTGAAGTCCCAATTGTCTGCGACCTTGACTCCAATGATAGGATTGCAGAGCTAGAGGTAATCATCAAAAACCTCTTGCAAACCTCTTACGAAACTTTTCCTCTTTAATTATGTCTACACACCCATTTGATACCAGCAGCTTTGCAGGCGTAAAACTTAAGAACGTTCCAAGCTACGCACAGAGTGAAGCCGCAGATTACAATCTTCGGGTTGCGGCCTGGTTTGATAACTACGCTGTAAACGCTGCCCAAGTTGATCGCGCTATGGCCGACGAAGACAAGCTCTGGAAAATGCGTAGCGCAGAAGGCTGGGAAGCTGACGAAGGTGGCTGGTATACACCCACCGGCATCAGTGAGCATGACTGGGAACACGACTACGGAAACCCTTTCCCTGAAGAACCTGTCTGGGAAAACTACAAGGCGCTAAAGCGTTGCACAGCTGGATGGCGCATTGATGACACCGGCTGGTACAGTCCTGACGGCCAACACGAGTCCGAATGGACAGGCCCACTTCCTGAATACACACTTCTTTGAAGACCACCCATGTCTGACTACAACTTGTTTTTCGGTGTCGAGCACCTGCATAGGATCTCGACATCAATTTCTATCGCCTTTGACACGGAAACGCTCCAGCTGCAGCCCGAAGTGGGCAAACTTCGTTTAATCCAGCTGGGTTGCGAAGTCAGTAAAACCATTGTCATCATTGATTGCTTTGAACTAGATGAAGATGGCTGGCAAAAGCTTCGTCTGTTCTTTACCAACGGTGAGCGTTACTGGCTAGCCCACAACGCCGTGTTTGACCTTGGCTGGCTCCAAGAACATGGCATCTATGTGCGTGGACGAATCGGCTGCACAATGCTTGCCAGTAAGCTCCACCACAATGGAACGCCTAACCTCAGGCACGGACTGGCGCATGTTGCTAAACGTGTTCTGAAAATTGAACTCGACAAGGAACAGCAGCGGTCTGACTGGAGCGTTCCAGTCTTAAGTCGAGACCAGTTGGTCTACGCCGCTAAAGATGTTGAAGTGCTGCTGCAACTTGACTATCCACTTACAGTAGCGTTGCAAAATGCACGGCTTTCTGAAGCTTACGCATTAGAGTGCAGAGCACTTCCCGCTATGGCCCAGATGTGGCGTACCGGGCTTCCTTGGAACCGTTCCAATCTTGAGCAGCTTTGTAATGATTACCAGCACGACATTGATGCGCTCGGTAGAGACTTTTTACGGGAACTTGATAATGCGCTTCCGGCGGAACACAAGCTTCCAAGAGAAGCAGCAAATACTCAAAGACTTTCAAAGCTCCGAGACCTTGTCACGCAAATGGGGCACGAAGACTCAGACTACGAGAAGTGGTACGCTGAAATTGAACAGATTGAAACGGCGCCGAAAGCGTTTAACCTCAGGCCAAAAGCTACGGGTGATGCTCGCCGTGGGACCAAGCTAGAGGCAGGCTTCAACTTAAGTAGTCCCAAGCAATTGCTGGAAAAGTTCACAGCACTCCTGGGGACAGTGCCGAAGGACAATAAGACGGGTAAACCTAGTGCTAGTAAAGCAGCACTTCAGGATTACGCTGCGGATCACTATGTCATACAGACCTATTTGGCGTGGAAGAAAAGTGAAAAGCGTCGTCAAATGGCTGAAGGGATCCTTGAAAAGATGGACCCGGATGGCTTTGTACGCGCCAGCTACCTCCAGCTTGGAGCGGAGTCAGGCCGTATGTCCTGCATCAAACCGAACAACCAGCAGATTCCCCGTGATACAGAGTTTCGGCAGTGTGTTGAGGCTCCTGATGGTTGGCTGCTTGTGGATGCGGATTTTGGTCAGATGGAACTGCGACTCGCTGCAGCAGTGGCGCAGGATGAAAAGATGACCAAGGCGTTCCAAGATGGTAAAGACCTTCACACGGTTACCGCTGAGGCAATTGGCTGCACTCGCCAAATTGCAAAAAGCGCAAACTTTGGTTTGCTGTATGGGTCGGGCGCCAAGGGGCTGCGGAATTACGCTGCTAGCTCTGGTGTCACCATGACGGTTGAGGCCGCTGCAACAATTCGTAACCAATGGTTGAACACTTATGCAGGTGTGAAGCAGTGGCAAAACCAGAATGCTGCAGACGCATCAAAAACAGCGAGTAATCGATGGGCCGAAATTCGTATCCCAGGCTCTGACATGCGGCGCTTTCTGCCAGGTGACATGAACCGCCTGACGGTTAGGTGCAACACCCCAATCCAAGGCGCTGGTGCGGCCATCCTTAAGTGCGCCTTAGGCAACCTCTGGCCAAAGGTTCTGGAAGCTGGTGAACAGGAGGTAAAAATTGCAGCTTGTATCCACGATGAAATTCTCTTACTAGTTCGTGAAGATAAGGCGCAACAGTGGGCGCTCCAGCTAAAACAAGTAATGGAAAGCGCCGAAGCTAAGTGGTTGGGAGACATTCCGCCGCTGGCTGAACCTTCTGTAGGAAAGCGTTGGTCTGAAATTCACTAGCAAGTAGCGCAGCATGGTCAGCATCTATCGAACTCTTAACGGATGGTCCTTCCGTACCCCTCAGGAAACAGGTTGTTACCGTAGTCTTGCGGAAGTGATGGATGCTGCCTATGCCACCGGAAACAGGGCGGCAGATAGTCATGAAGTTCTTGCAGTACGAAATAGCGCGTGCCAGTACTGCAGATTTGCTCCGCGCAGCCAATTTCCTTGAAGGTGCTAGGGAAATAAGGCGGGGCTGCCGTAAACAACGCACAAAAGCTCGTAAAGATCAGCAGACCGGCTGGCGTAAGCATGTTGATAATGCGCTTCTTTGGTAGCACAATGCTAGACTAAAACCTACTGGGCTACCACTTGATGGCAATTTGGCACGGAAATAAGACATATATGCAAATACTTCTTGACCCTCATAGGGCAAAGTTGCTGTTTGACCTAGCTGAAAAAGCCGCCGTACGTCCCACAGCTTGGGTTCGTAACGCGGTCTACAGGGCACTGGAACGCGAGTACCCTTCTGCGGTTTATAACGAGGCAGTTGCTAAAGATGAAGCTGTTTGGCGTGCTTCGGTGCGTAAGCGTGTTGAAGGCCGTATTAAGTCACGTAAAGCTTCTGAAGATTTCAAATAGGGGCTTTGTACTGTGCTACTCTTCTTGGGTCTACTAATTATCGGCCTATGCCCCGCTACGCACTTAAGACAACACACGGAACTCAGGTTATGTACCTTGCAGCTTATTATGCAAACTTTCCTAAAAACAACGGTATCCGCCTGACAGATAGAGCAGAGGACGCTTGTTCCTATGTGACTATTGAAAAAGCCTTCCAGGTGGCACGTAGCCTCGAAGAAAGTATGGGTTGTGTACCAAGCATTGTGGAAGTTTCTTACTGATGGACGGCTTTAGTGAGTACATAAAGGACATCGTTCGGTATCCGCTCTTAAATAAAGAGCAGGAAATTTTGCTGGCACGGCATGTACAAACTTGGGTTACATCTAAAAACCCTACCGAAAAGGAAATTAAGACAGGTAAGCGGGCTTACCAAAAGCTCATCAACTGCAACCTAAGGCTTGTGGTCTCCATTGCAAAACGTTACACATTACGTTCCAGGCGCACCGAAATGTTTGACATCGTGCAAGAAGGAAACATTGGGCTTGCTCACGGCATT